CAATGGATGAAGTTGTCCCCTCTGAGCAATCCGAGCCGGTGACAAAGACGGCAATGGACGCGGCAATCAAGCGCGCTGTTGCTCGTACTGTCCAGACCCAGAAGAACATTCGCGCAGCTGAGCGCTTTGTTCGTCCTTGGGTTGGTGACCTGGCCATGGATGCTGCTCGGCCGTCCGATGTTTACCGTACCGCCCTAAAGGCACTCGGTATGGACGCCAAGAAGGTCGACAAGATGCATCCGGATGCCTTGTTGCCTGTGCTTGAAGCGCAGCCTCGCCCCGGCGCCCGTCGTCCCAATCAGGGTGGCCCGCGCATGGCAGCGGACGCCAAGATTGAAGGTGGCTCGTTCGCTGAGCGGTTCGACTTCACCAAGAACATCACTATTCAGTAAATCCTGAGGTGGTGTACTAGTAACTATATGGAGGTTTCAATGCCTTTGTTTCAAGCTCAGGTTTATCCGCAACAGGCACCTGGTGTAGAAGGTGACTTTTGCGACCACAATCCGCGGGCCACCGTGGATGCTGGCCCCGGTGGGCTGGTTGCTGCATCTGAGGGCGTGACTGTTGCTCGGTTTGGTTGGCTTGATGCCAGCATCATCGACCCGAACAATGCTCCGACCTTGGTTCACACCCGCGCTATTGGTGGTGTTATTGCACCGGCAGGGTTTGTTCATCGTGAACAGCAGGGCCTGATCACCAGTTACCTTGGTGGTGTCAGTATGCTGGTCCCCGGTGGCTTCCCCATTACTCTCCATCAGGCTGGTGGGTTCTTTGTTCTCAATCGGGGTACTACCTATGCCCAGTATGGGATGAAGGCCTTTGCTCGTCTGAGCGATGGTGCTGTGGTATTTGGTGCAACAGGTACTGCCCCGGGTGCAGCGACCGTGACTAGTTCGGTCGCAGCATCAACCTTTAGTGCCACCGGCTCAATTGCTGGTAATGTCTTGACTGTTAGTGCAGTTGGGGCTGGTTCTGTGGTACCTGGTTCCACAATCTCTGGTACCAATGTTGTAACGGGTACCAGGATTCTCGGTCAGTTGAGTGGTGCTACACCTGGTGGTGTTGGTACTTATGCAGTCAGCATTGCCGAGCAGACTGTTGCCTCCACAGCAATTGCTGGTACCTATGGTACGATGACTGTCACCGTCGCCGGTGCAACTCCAATCGAGGTTGGTGATGCGCTGTCGGGTGGTACTGTTGTTGCTGGTACTTCCATCACGGCAATGGGCCCAAACTACGGTCTGACTGGTACGGGTGGCCTTGGTACCTATGCTGTGGACAATAACACAGTGGTTGCCTCTGCTTCTCTTGGCGCCACTGACGCAATTGAGACCAAGTGGTTTGCGACCAGCGCAGGTGCGGCAGGCGAAATCATCAAGATGTCCAGCTGGCCGCTTGGCTAAGAAGTGGTGGGCTTAGTCCCACCACTAATACAGTAACTACCGCAAGGATCACCAGGCGGTAATCCTTTATTCCGGAGGAACAAATGCAAAATTTTAGTGGTGCGCGGGCTGCCTGGTCGGCTGATCGTGCGGAATGGGAAAATCGTGGTGTATATCTTCCCGCGATTACGGCATACACGCCGGAGTCTTGGAAGAACAACCCACAACTGGCCCAGGACGAGATGCTCCAGATGGCCCAGGATTCTTGGGGTTATGGTGGATACGGCCATAATAGTATGGCGATGGATGCACCGCCTCCACTATATACTGACCCGAACTCGGCAATCCCCGCCCTGCTTACTACGACTATTGACCCTGAGGTCTTCCGTATCTTGTTCAGCCCGAACAAGGCAGCGGAAGCGCTTGGTGGTGAAGTCAAGCGTGGTGATTGGCTGCAAGACATCATCTACTTCCCGGTCGTCGAGGCGACTGGTGAAGTGTCTAGCTATGGCGACTACAATGAGAACGGCAACGCCGGGATCAATGTTGGGTGGCCGGCTAGGCAAAACTACCTCTTCCAGGTCATCAAAGAGTATGGTGAGCGGGAAGTAGAGCGCGGTGGTCTTGCCCGCGTCAACTGGGTATCTGAGATCGATCGTGCAGCAGCCCAGACTATTGCCAAGTTCATGAACCTTGCCTACCTGTTTGGTGTTGGTGGGCTCCAGAACTATGGCATGACCAATGATCCCAATCTGACTGCAGCCCTCAGCCCTGCGCCAAAGGCAGCGACTGGCAACAGCCCACGTTGGATCATCAATGGGGTCATGAACGCCACGGCAAACGAGGTCTATGCCGACATTGAGACACTATTCTACCAACTGGTCTTGCAGACCGGTGGGTTGATCGACACGGATACATCAATGACCTTGGCAATGTCGCCTGGTTCACAAGTCGCCCTGACGATCACCAACAGCTTCGGTGTCAATGTGCGTGACCTGATCGACAAGAACTTTGGCAATATCAAGCTGATTACGATCCCGCAATATGCGGCTCGTGGACCAATCATGCCGCAAGGTGTGGCAGCTGGCGAGTTTGTACAGCTGTTCGCCAATGAAGTTGAAGGTCAGAAGTTTGCCTTTCCGGCGTACTCGGAAAAAATGCGGGCTCACCCTGTTATTCGCGCTCGTTCGTCCTTCTCTCAGAAGGTCAGTGCAGGTACTTGGGGCACAGTGGTGCGGATGCCGGCAGCTGTCGTCTCAATGATTGGTGTCTAGGCAGTTAGGGGGAAACTGGTCCCCCTAACAATGTTTGAAATGATAGGAGGTAAAAGGTAATCATGGCTGATAGTATGCAAGTCCCGCCACCCCAGCCACCGCGTCCAGCGGTCCCGTTCTCAAGAGGAGCAACAACGGGCGACACTGTATATGTCGCCTGTAAGCTCCCATCAGGGATTGTCTTGCGGGTATTTCAGTGGCAAGAATATATGGAGCCGCTGCGGGATGGTACAATGAAAGAATCGCGTAGAGCCATCCCTGTTGAAGGCGCCCAGTTTGTTTGTCGCGGTCCTTGGATCGCCACAGCAGGCCAGGCATACAATTTCAGTAGTGCAGTCACTGAATTGTTACCTGGTGGTTATGCGATAACAGAAGGTTGTCCCAAAGATGTATGGGATGGCTGGCATATGCAGAATAAGACCAGTGATCTGGTCAAAAACCAGGTTGTCTTGGCCCATAAGGATAGGGCAACACTGATTACCGAATGCAAGCAATTGACTAGTGTTGTTACGGGTCTAGAACCTCTGGACCGTAATAATCCCAGTGCCAAGATGGGTGGTGTAGACAGAAGACTCAGGCTTGGCATCCTTGAGCAAGGGGAAGGCAATAGGTAATGGCGTCCGATACAACATTTGGACCCATACTCCCAGCACCTGTGCGGGACTACTTTACCTTTGACTTTACCAATGAAATTGGTAATGTCCCGCCAGGTGCTACTAATACCAGTCCCGTTATCCAGTCAGCATTATGGACTATTGATATTGAACCAACATCAGATCCGACTCTTGACTTGACACCATTGTCTAGGTTGATTGGTGCACCTGTATTTGATCAGTATAAGACCAGTCAACTAGTAGGGGATATGGTTGACCAATGTATCTATGTATTGACTGCTCAAGTAGCCCTAGATGACGGAAGGATTTTATTGAAGTCTGGTGAATGTGTTTGTATGACATGGCAAGAACCTGTCTTGCCACCAGAGGACGCATTTGTTGTCAAGTTTGATTATGATAGATTTACTAGTGCTTTTCCTCAGTTTAGTGGTACAGATAGTGACGCCTTAGAAAGGATGTGGATTACTGCAGGATTGATATTTAGAAATGATGCGACTAGTCCTGAGCAGGATCTAGATACAAGAGCCTATTTGTTGGCATTGTTGACTGCTCACATTGCAACACTGTTTGCAGGACCAGGTGGACCTGGCATGGGTGGGTATGGTGGTAGTGGAATGGTGGGCAGAATTAACAGCAAATCTGTGAATGGTGTGAGCGTTTCGTCAGAGGGATTCCCTGGTGTTACAGGTACTCAGAGCTGGTATTTGATGACCCAGTATGGTGCTTTGTTTTGGAAGGCTACGGCTGCTTATCGTACCTTCCATTATGTACCTGGACCTGTTAGGTTTCCAACTTACTTTGGTTGGCCTTATGGTAGGTTTGGAGGACCTTGGTTGACTTAGGTTGGGAGGTAGTGATGCCTATAGTGGAGCATGACGAACCCCGAAGTGAAACAATGTCATGGCGGCCCCTGCCATACCTGGCGCCAGGTGAAGTGGAGCGGAGGTCCGATATCATCGCTGTGCGGTCGGGAGCGACGGGCGATGATGAGGGGCAGGTGGGAGCCGGTAAAGAGTAGCCCGCACTTTTGATAGGGGAGAAATTGTTATGCCGTTTGATGGTACAGGCTTTGATCCGATAACCCGTAGGTTGATTATTGCACGGGAAAGAGTTGAAGCAGGGTGGTGTCAGGGTACCTTTCGAACCAACCAACAAGAGTACTGTATGTTGGGTGCGATTGGATTCCGTTCTCTGAAAGAGATCACTGATAGTTTCAAGTCCTACAGGTCGCTTAGGTTTAAGGCAATGATGCGCCTGCAAGAGGCCTTGGGTCATGATTGGTCCATAATAGCTTGGCAAGACAAACACAGGCGGACCAAGGAGGAAGTCTTAGCCATCTTTGATAAGGCTATTGCCTTTGTTAGATGAGCCTGGTACTAAATGATGCGTTGGGGTTGATCTTTGTCTCTCAGATAGTGCTGGTGTTTGTATTGTTGGCTTGCTACAAAGCCGATATTCCAATTCGTATACTAGAGTTGATGATTATCTTGTCATGGGGTTGGTTGTTGTGTTGTTTATAGTACTCTGGCTACGTGGTGTGGTGCTGGTGCTGTGGTTTAGTTTTCTTGGGATGCTGTTAACACATCCCATAGTTACTTTCTATTGGGTTAGTGTCAGGCCTATTCCCCTCACTTTATTGTCATTGATTTGCTTGATGACGGTGCTCCCACCGCCTAGTCGCTAAGTTCCCTACTAATACTCACTCATACATCGTTTTCCAGGCGATTCTAGCGGTATTACCGGAGCGTCGAGTACCGCAGCATAGCTAGGATACTTCACCTCGATGTACACCCTGTAAATAGGCATTCATCATGCAGATGTCAGACAATGGTCGTCGCCTCTTGATGGAGCGGGAAGGCGTTAAGCTAACCGCTTATCAAGACAGCAAAGGCATCTGGACTATTGGGGTGGGTCATACCAGTGTGGCTGGCCCTCCAACAGTCACTCCTGGTTTGACTATTACCAGGGAAGAGGTAGAAGAGATCTTTGAAAGAGATATTGCCAAGTTTGAGAATGGTGTTTCCGCAAGACTAAAGCGTGAGGTTAATCAGCATCAGTTTGATGCTTTAGTGTCGATTGCCTATAACATTGGCTTAGGTGGATTTGGTGGTTCCACGTTCTTGCGGCACATTAACGATGGTCTCATTGAAGCGGCAGCGGATGCCATTCTAATGTGGAATAAACCACCTGAGATCATTGGTAGAAGACGTGCAGAAGCTGAACAGTTTCTTGATTTGCAACATGTTGCTCGTGTATAGATGCGAACAGTTGGTCTCCCTCCTGAACTTGCCCGTTCACGCTGGCGTCCTACCGCTACCCAGCGTAGGCAACTACAACGTGAACGGCAACATTTTGAGAAGGTAAGGCGGGCTGAAAGGTATTATGCACAACAACTAAGAGCAGTTGCTCGTAATATTGGCATGATCATTAATGGTTTCACCCCAGGTGATACAGACCATTTACCTCAGCTAATAGAGCTGCTTAGTAGATATTCAGCAATGATTAACCCCTGGGCTAGAGTAACTGCAGCCCGCATGATAGCTGAAGTCTCACGTAGAGATGCAGGAGCCTGGTTTAGGCTTAGTAGGGAAATTGGTGTTGAGCTAAGAAACATGATTGAGAATGCCCCTATTGGTGGGGTAATCAAGCAAATGTTAGATGATCAAGTTACTCTAATCACATCTTTGCCTATTGATGCAGGTAGAAGAGTTCAGGAATACACACAAGACTTTGTTGTAGGTGGACGCAGATATGACGACCTTGTTCAGTTGGTGCGGGATTCTGGTAATGTTACAGTATCGAGAGCCACCCTCATCGCGCGGACTGAAACGGCTAAGTGTCAATCGGCTATTGTTCAGGCACGCGCACAACACATAGGTGCAGAACAGTATATCTGGAGGACAGTAAGAGATGCGGCTGTTAGGCGGGAACACAGGGCTTTGG